ACCAACTTGTGAATCCACATATGCTTTAATAGATTGTTGTGTAGCTAATGCAGTTGCACTATCAGATGACATATTATCTTCATCATTAATAGCAGTTACTGTAGCACCAGATGCTAAAGATAAACTATCAATGCTAGCAGCATCAATATTAGCAGTACCATCTAAATATAAATCTTTAAACTCTAAAGAAGATGTACCTAAGTCTACATCATTGTCTGTTACAGGTACAATAGCACCATCTTGTATTCTTAATTGTTCAACAGCTGTATTACTGACTTCTACAAATAAGCTTAATCTATTATTTGTATCATCAATTAAAATTTTATTTTTTAAATCTACATCACCAATTAATGAAATAGGTGTACCTTCACCTGCAGTTCCATCATGTTTGTGACCTGTTGTATTATTAAATGCAGCTAATAATTGATCAAATTCATCATTAGTATCTGCTGCAGAAATTACGTCACCTGTAGTGTACGTAGATTGTCTTGCACTATATCCTGCCATGTTATCTTCTTCCTCCTGGAGTAAATTCTAATTGAAATCCTTTTACTGAAAATGCATCTGCTTGGTTTCTATCATCTATCTTTAAAGCTACTGCAAAACCAGATCCTTCAACTGATTGTCTAATAAGTGGAACTCCTGATGCTCCGTAAATCCCACTTCCATATTGTGCTTCACCATACAATGCAGCACCACCTGATGAAGCTAATGTAACCTTATTTGGTTGTGGAGTATTTTGATCATCATAATCATAACGAACAGCTAACTCTGCATCAACTTCAGTTCCTTCACCTTCATAGTTCAGGTTAACCCTTTGCATATACTTTCTAATACCTGGGTCACCCATAATCATATCTGGAGAACGGTATGTAGCTACAATTGTTCTTGTACCTGATGCTCTTCCAAACGTATTACCCGTTTCCATTTTGTAGATATATCCATCATATCCACCGTAAACTTGTGTCTCAGTACCACTAATAAAATCTGAATCTGTAGAGGCAGGCTTAATACCTACCATATCTGAATATTCAAATCCTACTGATCCAGTAACAGCATTAGTTTTTAATACACCAATAATTCCTTTTGCTGAGTTTTCAGAACCTGAATTAGTTGGGTAAAATAATCTATATTGAGATTTTTCTCTAATAATAGTTGAAGTAATTCTGTCTAATCCTATATCGTCAATTCTAGCTTGTATTTGTCTAGACATTGATCCTAATTCAATATCATCAATCTTTTGTGTACCAGCAATAGTTCTTAAACCATCTGGTGCTAAGAATATAATATCACCACCAATCTCTTGAATTGATTGTCCATCTATACAGCCAATCTTTCTTGTTACATCTTGTACAACAAAATCACTAGCTGATGAGCCTGTTAATTTATATATTCTATCCTGACAAAATATAAATAATGAATTTCTAAATACTCTTAATGCAACTACATCTGAGTCTACTGAAAAAGAACCTGCACCATCTGCTACATTAAAGTCATCTTCTTTAAAAGGTGCACTAAAAAATATTTCTTGTGGATTTGTAATCCCAGCGTAAAACATATGGTTTCTATATGATTTTACAAACTTAGGATTTGTAGGGGCAGTACCACCATCTGTTGCATTAATTGGGTCTATATTAAAACTTGTATCAATAACTTGAGCAGCAGAATGTCCAGTTGCAATAATTAATTTATCAGTACCATTATAATTAAATTTTTCAAAATCATATGGTTTTGTTGCAGTACCTAGATTTGTTGTAAGTGATGTCCAACTACCAGAAGTTGTTCCTCTGTGAATATCACCACCTCTTGCTACAATAATCTGACCATTAAATATAATAGAACAGTCCATTGTAAGACTAGGATTACTCGTTCCTTCAGGAACTATATTACTATTATATTTAGCAGTACCACTAACACGTCTATAACCACCTTTAATATCAGGTTCAAAGTTTGTTAGTATTGTTGCTTCGCCTGGTTGAATTGAAAATACGTCTTTGTTTAAAACAAGACCGCCTGCACAACTAACCACAAAAGGCGATATTAAGTCAGTTGCTGGCATTAATTATCCCTTCTTTTTTTTATTTTCTATCAGTAATTTTATAGCGTCTTCTAATTTAATGTTTGGCATAACTTTAATACCAAGGGCATTTTCAATTTTTTCTTGTGTAGTTACGCCAGGCATATCCGCTAATTCTCTTGCAGAAATACCAGGGCCTTTTCTACCACTAGCCATTTCCATTCTATTTTCTTTATTAGTACGGTAGTCTAAATTATCTTCTACCTTTTTAATATCTTCTCTTTTCATTGTGTCTCCTTAAATAAATTGTACGTTAATACTACCTGCTAAAATTCTATCGTCTCTCATATAATCTTGAGGAGAAGCATAATCAACTTGTAGTAGTTTTAGCTTTCTAGCATAATCTCTTTCTGCTAGTTGGGCATGTTGTGGATCTGATCTTAGCATATACGTGTAGTATTTTGTTTTATCAATAATCAATGGTGAAAATCTATCAGGTAAATCTATAGTATCATCATAAGCAGAAAGATCACTATGAGTTTTGTAATATCCATATTTTATTACGTAGTCACTTCTATCAGGTATAGGTGTTAATCCAAAATATGCATAGTCTGGTTTTCTATATACTGATATAGGTTTATCATATGCATCATCACCAGGCCTGTCATCTGTTGGTTTTCTATTCTGTAAAAATGCATCATATGTAATAAAATTTAATTTAGTTGGAACTAAAGTATTATCTCTTACTCTTACATAATCTACTTCTAAATTATTAGAGGAATCATTATCAACCGTAATAAATGTAGTTGATTCTGTTGCAGTAAAAGTTGTATCTAAAATATTACCTTCACCTGTGTTTGTTACTGATACAGTTGAATTTAAATTTGTAGTATCTGCAGCAGATGTACCTACTTGTACTTTTAGACTTGAACCAGATGATGAAGTATCTACTACTCTTACCTGTATTCTATAAGTTCTATTTTTAACTGTAGAAATAGACTGATGTACAGCTGAATTATTTAATTGTAATCTGCCATTTCCAGTTGAAACGTAACTTGGAGAACCTGATGTAATTGTCCAGTTACTAATATTAGTTGTAAATTCTGAATTAGTTAGTAGTTCTGCTGAACTAATTACAAAAGAATCCCAATCAACTTTCCTCATATCTGAAGGTAAAGCATATTCTTGCTGACCTACATAGACATCTTGTGAAGTTTCTGTAAACAAAATAGGAAGCTCTCCTGCCTCATTGTAAATATCATGAATAGATTTATTTACAAAATCCTTCACTGCAGTCTGTATCCCTCTACTATTTGCAAAGGTAACTGAAGTTAATTCTGTTTCATTTAACTCACGTAGAGTCCTATTTACTAATGTTAAATAGGTTGTTGCCATAGTTGATAGGTATCCTTTTAGTGTTCTAGGGGAAACTAAAAGCTTCCCCTAGAAGTTAGTATTATTAACTAAATGTTACTGTTTGAGTGTCTGAGTCTGCAGCGTTTCCACCTTGATCAAGTGAAATCATAGCAGCCCATACTCTTACTTTTGCATTTACTGCATCAGTAGCAATCGTTAATCTAATGTCATCTCCTGATGAGTAGACTTTAGAATCATCTGTGATTGTTGCTTGTCCTGCAGATGTAGGTGCAGCAGCAGCTGAATAATATGCAGCAGCAGCACTGTCTCCTACAGAAATTGTACCAGTACCAGTACCAGCACTAATAACGTCTAATCCAGCAGCAAGTACTAAAGTATTTGCTGGGATACCAATCACGTCAAAAGTGTCAGTAGCGGCATTAGTTGTAGAAGAGAAATCTACAACTTCTGACATAATTCTAACCTTATCGCTTGAAGCTTTAAGGATTCTATTACTGTTTGAACTATTATAAGCAGTCATTGTTTTTGTCCTCCTCTATTATTAACCAATTGTTATAACGCCAGATCTTACTGCTTCGTCTCTAAGAATTTTTCTTCCGAATACGTGTAAGCCTCTAACGATATCTGCGAATGAATCAGGGTCTCTGATTAATTCAGTTTTAGCAATGTGATTAGCTGTTGCTACTGCAGACATGTGTCCATATAAGAACGCATATTCATTTGCTCCTGATGAACCAAATGTATTGTTTGCAGCACTTCCACCTGATACAGCGATTGCATTAGTCATGTACATATTAAAACCAAATAATGGTCTGTCTGTGACTTTACCATTTCTGATTTGTGATGCACCGCCATCAGCAATAACTGATTGGTCAGATAGTTTAGCACCTGCTTTTCTCAATTGTTGGAAAAACTCAGGTGATGCAACTAACCATCTATTTTCTTCTGGTACGTCATTACCATCAAGTACTGTTTTCGCAGCAGATACTACATCGGCTAAAGTGTCAACAGCAGCATCACCATCGATTGGTGAACCATCTGTTCCAGTATTAGACGCATTTGTAGAAGCATTATCATAGATAAACTTCAATACATTGTAGTCGTAGTTTTTCTTTAATGAGTATGCACCTGAAGAAGTTGCAAGCGATTCAAAGTTTACATGAGATTGTCTTTCTTCAATGTCATCTACTTTGAACGCAAAGTATGAACCTTGGTCAACTGTTAAAGTTACTTGATCATCAGCTAAATCTTGAGTAGAAACAGCTGTACCTCTCGCATAATCTTGTACAGTGATTGTTGGTTCTTTTATTATTTTTACAGTATCACCAAAATTTTCAATTTCTCCAGCGTAATCAGTGTTAGTAATATCCTCTACCACTGATGCTCTTCTGAAGAATTTTTGAACCTTCTGGCTAAAAATTTGTGGAGTAAAATTACCTGAAGGTAAATTTCCGTATCCACCAGCACTACCAAAAGCCATAATATATATCCTCCTATTTGGTATTGTTTAGTTTAGTTTAAGGTTTATTGTTTGATTCTACCTTCTAAACGAGCTAAATCGATCTCCTTTTCATACTTCTCATATTCAGTAGGTTTCAATTTAGAAATCTCACCTATTGTCCAAATTTTTTTCTTTGGCATATCAGAATCATTACTCTTTTTTGTTTTAGTTACAGCCTTAGCAGCTTCCTTTTTAACATCTGCTTTTTCCTGTTTATTTAGCGTACTAACTCCAGCATCCATTTTATATAGATCTAAAGCTCTAGCAGCTAATGACGCATTAGATGTATTTTCATACAACCAACTTTGTATAACAGGATCTTGCTTTCCAGCCCATTCGTGAAATTCTTCTTTCTGTCGAATCTCATTAAAGTCTGGATGTAGTTTTAAAAGTTCTACTTCAGCTTTTTCCTTAGCAATTTGTTCTTGTTGAGTTTGGAGATATTGGTATTTCTCCTCCATCTCTTTTGCTCTAGAATCTGCCTTAGTCATAGCTATGGTTTCAATCATATCATAGACATCAGGATATTCTTTTCTCCATTTATCTAATTCATCTTTAGATTTAGGAGGAACAAATTGTTTAGTACTTGATTCTAATTGAGTACGTAATTGACGAAGTTCGTCTTTATGTTTTTGAATTGTAGAATCATAATGTTTTTTAAGATCGTCATAGCGTTTCTTAAAAACTTTATCTTCAGCATTTGCAGGGCGTTCAGCGATAGGAGTAGCCTTGGGATCTGTAGATTCTGCAGTTTCTTCAGTCGCATCGGTGTCCTTCTGTTCGGTTGCTGCGGTTGCCTCTTCTTGTTTGTCTCTTTGTTCCTGATGAAATTTAGAAAGATTTCCAGATAAAAAAGCTTTAGTCTCATCATCAATATCACCATGATCTTTATGATAAGGATTAGCATTTGCTAACTTTACTTCTTTCTTTTCCTCAGTAACTTGTTGTTCAGTTTCCTGAACTTGATTTTCTTGTTCCATTATTTTTACCTCTTGGGTTGAGTGCCTTATGGATAAGGGTAGCTCTTAGACTTGTTCCATATTTTGTGGGCTAGCCATTATACCTTGTGGTTGGCTAGGTGGCACAGTTGTTTGTTGTTGTTCCATCGGTTGTTCTTGCTGTGGCTCTTCTAACATATCACTTAAAAATGTTCTAAGTGAATTTTCACCACCATACCTTTTACTTGCAAAGTTTTGTGCAGTTGATAAAGGTATTACGACATTAGGTTCATCAGTACCATAAGCTTCCATAGCTTCTGAAAACTCAGGTATAATTTTACCTAATGCTGTTCTAACAGATGGAGATAAAACAGATTGTAAAGCTGCTGTATCTTCATCCGTTAATTTACTAACTCGTTTAGCAAATTCTACTTCCATATCGGTAGCATCTGGAAATTGTTGTTTTATAGGATCTACTTCTGTTGGTTTTGGTTGCGACTGAGGTTTTACTTTTTGCTGTTGTTTAACACTTAATGCACGTAAGTCTGGTGCCTTAGGAACATTAGGTTTAGCATCCATCATTCCAGTAGTAGTAGGTTTTCCTCTTGCATCTATTGCCATTATTTATTTTCCTTTTTTTGTTTTTCTATTTCTATATCATCAGATATCCAATCAAAATTTTTATAAGAATCTGATAAATCTTTTACAAATGTTTTAACATTATTTTCTGCTATTTTCATTCCATGATATTTTGTATATCTTTTATGTAATGCCTTTTCTGCAGTGACTGTAAAAATTAATTGTATATTATTTTCTTTTGCAAGTTCAATTATATTATCAATACATAATGTTAATGCTTTATGTGCAATTTTAAAATTAGTATTTTTATCAACTACAATCCATTCCATGAATCCAAAATTTGTACCTGTACATCTATATAAACCACCAGCACAAACAGGCTCATTGTTTTCTTCTATAATAATTCCATCAGGTGGTAAACATTCTTTTGGAACTTTTCCAAACTCATATTTAGCCCACC